AATATTCGGACCGATTAATCGTAATTGATGAAGTACATAATATAAGAATTTCAGATGATAATGAGAATAAAAATGTTGCAAAAAATCTAATGTATTTAGTAAGCAAAGTAACAAATATACGTTTATTATTGTTGTCGGCTACTCCAATGTTTAACAGCTATAAAGAAATAGTATGGTTATTAAATTTAATGAATATGAATGATCGTAGAGGTATTATATCTGTTTCGGATATCTTTGACAAAAACGGGGATTGGAAAAAGAATAAAGATGATGAGCCTGATAAACCGAGTGGTAAAGAAATGTTAATTAGAAAAGCTACAGGATATGTATCGTATGTTAGAGGAGAAAACCCATATACGTTTCCTTTTAGAGTTTATCCTGATAAGTTTGCTCTTAAACATACATTTAAAAATTTAGATGAATATCCTAAGTATCAAATTAATGGAAGTAGAATACCAGATAATAGAAAAATAGAAAAGCTGTCTTTATATTTAACGAATATAGGAGAATATCAGCAATTAGGTTATAATTATATAATTGATAGATTGAGAAGCAGGGGAGAAGGAACTAAACTAACAAGAAAAGGCAGTGAACGAAAGGTTGTTGCGTTTACAGCTTTAAGATCATTCGGTTATACTGATTTACAGATACCTATTGAAGCATTGAATATTATTTATCCTTATGATGGATTAAAGGAATTAGTGGATAGAATTCCTCCATTTGAATACATTGAGCAGGAAGAAGAAAAAAAGGATGATATTGCTCCTGCATATGACGAACCAGAAAAAGATATGACAGATGAAATAGCTGATATGGAACAAAATGGTCCACAAGCAGTAAATTTTGAAGTTATAAACCAAAATTCAGAATTAGAATCAGAACCAGTAGTAACTGAGGGTTTAGATGCAGATGAAACAATGTTTGATAAAGTTGTTGAACCTGATTTAAGAAGTATAAAAACAGTAAGTCAATCCTCTCCTATAACAAAGAAAGACAATTCTAAGAAGTCTATTTTTGATGAAGTTGATTATGGTATGAGTATAAATACGGAGACGAGTATGATGTCGCCTGATAGTTTAGACAATAAATTTGTAATTAAGAAAGAAATCATTCAAGATAAAGATAAAGAACCAACTATTGAAGCCAGAAAAAACGTAAGTAATTCTTTTAAAGGAACATTGGTACCAAAGAAGAAAGTAAGTATAGATGATACAAGTGGATTACATAACATTGAAGGCGATACACAGTCGAAATATCCGTCAGAAAAAATGCCAACAAAAATGCCAACAAAAAAAACAAATATTTTCGGACTAACAGCAGTTCCAACATCATCAATTGCCACTGCAACAAATACTGAAAATTTAAAGGGAGGTGAAACAAGTTCAAGCAAAAGCTCTAATTCAAGTTCTAAATCAAGTAATAATGAACAATTATATATTGATCCTAAGGAATTAACAGGCGGTCAAGGTTTGAAACGAATTATGAATTTTGTAGACACAAAAACTCCAGCAATAAAAGGTCAATTCGAATATAAATATAAAAGCAAGGAATATCACGTTTTCGAAAATGAACAAATTGGAAAATACAGTTCAAAAATAAAGACAATTTGTGATTATATATACAATAAAAAAACAGACCAAGTATCAGACGGTATAATATTAATTTATTCGTCTTATATTGATGGCGGACTAATACCAATGGCATTAGCGTTAGAAGAGATGGGATTTACGCGTTATGGAGAAAAGGCTAACCCATTATTTAAAACTGCTCCTGTTCCAATAGTAGATGTGAGAACAATGAAGCCACCGACTTCTAAAAAAGATTTCAAGCCAGCCAAATATGTAATGATAACAGGAGACCCTCGTATTTCTCCAAGTAATGATACTGACGTAAAAGCTTTAACAAATAACGACAATATATTTAAAGAGGAAAAGGGCGGAACAATAAGAGATATATCAGGTGAAATAATAAAGGTAGTATTAATTTCACAAGCAGGTTCAGAAGGTCTAGATTTCAAGGCAATTCGTCAAGTGCATATAATGGAACCGTGGTACAACGTAAATAGAATTGAACAAATTATAGGAAGAGGTGTGCGTAATTTTTCACACAAGGATTTACCCTTTGAAAAAAGAAATGTCCAGATATTTTTATATGGAACAATGTTAAAAAACGCTAAAGAGGAAGCAGCTGATTTATATGTATATCGCGTTTCAGAATTAAAAGCAGTAAAGATAGGAAAAGTTACAAGATTACTAAAACAAACCTCGGTAGATTGTATAATAAATCACGACCAAACGCAATTTGTTCCTGAAGAATTTGATAAAATTGAAGAAAATAAAAATATTATACAAATATTGTCAGACCATCAAAAAAAGGATCATTTCGAAATAGGAGATTTAGATGATTCGGTAGCGTGTGATTTTATGAAATGTGAATTTGATTGTTTATCATCAGAACAAAACGAAAAATTAAAGTTAAAGGATTTAGTTGAAAATACAGACACTTATAACGAGACATTTATGCTTATAAACTCTGATAAAATAATCCAAAAGGTAAAATCTCTAATGAAGATGAGTTATTTTTATAAAAAGAATGAATTATTTAACAGAATAAATATACCGAAAAAATATCCAACAAGTCAAATATATGCGGCGTTAACCCAAATAATTACAGATAATACAGAATATATAACGGATAAATATGGAAGAACCGGATATTTAGTAAATATAGGAGACTATTATTTATTTCAACCAAGTGAATTGAATTATAAGAATATTTCAATATATGATAGATCAGTTCCTATTGATTACAAACACAATATGATAAATTTTGAAATAAAGTCAAATATAGCTAAACCAGTTATAGATAAACGTAATATTGGAGACAAAATATTAGAGGAAGAAACTGAAATAAATATGGTATTGGAGGGAAAGAAAGTGTTAGATATAATGTTTGAAAATTACAATTTAACATTAGAAACTACAAAAGTTAAAAGGGGAAACGATAACTGGTATGAACATTGCGGTATATTATTTAGAAAAATGGCAAATGATAATAATATTATTCCAGCATCTTCAGAACAACAACGCCTAGAAATTTTAGAACAATTTTTGATAGAACATATAGTAGATAGTCTAATGATGAATGAAAAGATAGATATATTAAATTATATATACTCAGATGAAAATTTGGAAAAGAAACTAACAAACGAAAGAATAAGGCGATTTTTTGGAAAAATGAAGAAATATTTGTTATCAAAATTAATAGTAGCAAAAGGTATTACAGGAATAGTAATATTTGATGGACCGTCTCGTATAGATAATTTGAATATATACATTTTAGAAACCAATAAATGGATACCGGCAAGTCCAGAAGACAAGAGAGATTTGCATGATGCCATACTAAAGAAATATCGTTTAAAAACAAATATGAACAAATATGTAGGATTTATAGGATTTAAAAATAAAAAAAAATATATGGTGTATAAAATAAAAGATACAGAAAATGAAAGAAGTACTGGTTTCAGCTGTGTTCAATCGGGTAAAGACAAAATCATTAAATTATTAAATGATATAGAAATTGATGAAAAGTATGCTTCAAAAGTAACTAAAGAAGGAGCATTTGAACTATGTGTAAGACAAGAATTTACGTTAAGAAGTTTCGAACATCAGCATCTAGAGAATAAGACGTGGTTTTTAGATACAGAAACAGCGATCATTAATGAGTTTGAAAAGAAGGAAAAAGGTTAATAATAATAAAAAGAGGTATATAGAAATAGAAAATTATTTATTGATTTTTACTAAATAAATTAATAAATAAAATTGAAAATTAATTAAAAGAATAAATATATATTAAATATATAATGGAACCTGTTGTTAAAACCTCTAAACCTATGTATAGACAAAAAGACACTAGATCTGTCTATAGCCCATGTCAAATAACAAAAAATATAATTTTGCCTATTACTGCTATTGGGAAGAATTTACAACAAACATTAGAAAATACAATTGCTAAAATGGTTGGAGGTAAATGTATTGTCGAAGGTTACGTTAAACCAGGATCCATTAAAGTAATTACATTTTCAAGTGGAATTGTTAAAGGGAATAATATATTATTTGATGTTGTATTCAATTGTGAAGTTTGTTATCCTGTTTCTGGTATGAACTTAAATTGTATTGCTAAAAATATTACAAAAGCAGGTATTCGTGCTGAGAGCGTTGATGAACAACCAAGTCCATTTGTATTATTTATAGCAAGAGACCATTATTTTGCAAGCGAATACTTCAATTCAATTGAAGAAAATGAAAAATTTATAGCTCGTGTTATTGCTCAACGTTTTGAATTAAATGATAAATATGTTTCTATTATAGCTAAGCTTGTTCCTCCATCTAATAAAAAAGAATTCAAACCTAGATTAGTATTAGATGAAAATTAGAATGCGATAAACATATATTGTATAGTTAATTATTATATTTAATTATTTTTATTTAAAGCAAAACCAATATTATAAATTAATGAATAATATACCCGTTTATGATTATACGAAGCTTAATTATATTAGAGAGCAAATCGAAAATATGACAAAATTTAACCAAATTGAGGTTTTGAGAATTTTAACGAAAAATAGAGAAGTAAATATTAATGAAAATAAATATGGAATTCATATTAATTTAAGTGATTTAACTCCCCATGTATTAAATGAAATGATGATGTATATTAAATATGTAAATACTCAGGAATCTTATTTAAGTAATTTTGAAAAAGAAAAAGAAAAATATAAAAATACATATTTTTTAAAAGATAATAAAGAACTTTCTATATAATATGTAACGACAAATGAGTTTAACCAAAAAAGAAAATACAATTAACATTATAAATAGTCTGCAAGATTATATGTTTACGTCTAAAAATTTAACCAGATATACTAAACATATGATCCAAATTGATATTAAACCAAAGTCAACATTTAAAAATATAGAACCCAGATTTAATAGAGCAATAAATAATCCAGTAATAAATAATCCAGTAATAAATAATCCAGTAATAAATAATCAAGTAAAACCAAATGAAAAGACAGTAAAAGAAAAAGACACTATTTATAGACCAAAACAAAAGGATTCACTATTTTGGTGTTTTTATATTTTAAAGCACGGATATTCCAATTATGAAATGGAAATAAACAATCAATATTTTACTGTTGAGAAAACAGAAAAATTTAAATACATTGACATGCTAAGAAAGAACAAAGATATTTTAAAAATACATAAAATAAAGCCATTTACGGAATTAGAAGATGATTTAGCAAATAAAGAAAGAATTTCAGTTAAGACTTTTTTTGCTCTTTGTATTCTTGAAAATATTAATATTTTGTTAGTTGATAAACGTAAAATATTTGAAATAACTTGTATAGACATCGATGATAAACATCCAGTAAATATTATACATAGAGATAGTAAATCATATCAACATCATATTGAATTAAACGCAACAGATGAAGTTTTACAAAAATATAGAGAAACATATTATAAAATGTTGGGATTTGATTCTACTCTAAAAGCTATTGGATCATATAAATTAGAAGAGCTAGTCGACTTATGCAAAAAATTAAATATTAATATTGAACCAAGTGTAGATAAAAAGAAAAAGACAAAAAAAGATATTTACGAGCTATTAGTTTTAAATTATTAAAAAAAATTGAATAAGAATATAAAAATATGTGTAGATATATATAGAAATGAGTAAATCTGTCCAAAACATGGAACCTCTTGAAAAATCAAGAAGAGATATACAAACAAAAGATAGACAAATAAAAAGCAGAGATGATAGACCAAAGTTACCTCCAAAACCTCAATTAAATATCATATCTAAATTCTTTATGGATAATTTAAATGGGAAATATAATGAATACGAAATGGAAGCTAAATTTGGAACAAGAGGAGTAAAACCAATTTCTAAATTAGACTATGATAATGTTGTTAAAAAACTAAAATCACTTGGTTATGTTTCTGACAATGAAATGGGAACTTACAGTCTAAAAATTCAACCAGAGTTTTTAGACGCAAAAACCGGTCAATTTAAAACTTCTAGTGATTTTGAACGTTTTCGTATTGAAATTATTGGTCTAACAAATATTCAAGAATATTGCAGAACAAATAGTTTAACCGTGGTTAACGATAAATCTCCAAATAATGTAAAAATATTAAGAAAATTAGATGTACGAAAGGCTAAAGAAATTAAAGATAATGAATTCAGAGAAGAAGATGAAAATGTCGAGGTATTTGATGAAATAAATGGTGAAATAAAGAATGTAATAAAGAATGAAATAAAGAATGAAATAAAGAATGATAAAAAAGACTATTCAGATGTTATTCAAAGCGCCGACTTTGATGATTTTAATTTTAGAGTAACCATAAAAAATGAAGAGACAATCAGCAAAACAGGCAAAATAGGAATGGAAATATTTGGTAATTGGAATAGGTCCAAGAAGGTTTTCAGATACATTAATCGTGTTTCGTTTACACACCCCGGTAAATCAAATTCGTCTTTACCGTTTCAAATTGACTTGAGTATTGTGAGGTCTTCCAGTAAAAATGAAAGAGGATGGTTAACACAGACTTATAATGTTGATGAATCTAATGTATTTCAAAATCCAGAAACCTATGAAATCGAGGTTGAAGCGTTGTCGACTGCCAGACATATTTTGAGAACTCCAGAAGAAATATCCGATAACTTACAAAAAGTTATTAAAAGTGTATTATGTGGATTACAAAAAACTAATTTCCCGATTTCAT